TTGCCCTTGGGCATCTTTGCGGGATTAATGGCCCCCATGCCACGGCTTGCCATCATGTCAGTACAACTTCCCTTTGGTCTTGCCGCGCTTGGCGCATCCATCAGCACGAGAAGAGGCTGACCCGCCACGGCTGAATTCCATGCCCCGCTCATCTTCATTGCGGCGTGTACGGTCGGCGCGTTGCGCTTTGGTTGATGGACGAGCCTGGAGAATAGGCTTGTTTCTTTCCATTGCCTCCGCTTCACCACGCTTACCGGCAGAGCGTTTGGCTTGAATATCTGCTCTTGACTTCATGCCGCGCAAGGTCGATTGAGCCGTTTCCAATCCCGCCCTGGGACCAGAGGTCTTTGCAACCTCAATGCCTTCTTTGGCGGCACGAGTCATGGGCGCGGCCACACCCTTTGCACTTGAGATTGCAGTGCGGGCGGCTGGTGCGCCACGAATTGCCGCAGCACCTGCGCCACCAAGCGCACCAACAGTTGTCGCCAAAGCCCGCCCGGTGTCACTCATCTCCATCGCAGGAGAAAACTGTCTGGCAGGGCCACGCATGGATGAATCCGTCGGGATTTCTGCGCGGCCTGCCCGGCCCGGGGTGTATGTAATTTCATCCGCGGCAGTACGGCCTGCCATCCGGCCTCGGCCCCCGCCAGTAACATACATGATGTCATCAGATGCGCCGCGCCCAGCCATTGAACCGCGACCACTGCCTTGAACATCTTTGATTGAAGGAGCCTTCTTTGGCGCTGCCCGAGCAGACTCTGCCTTGCGCGTTACCGGCTCAGTCGAGTAGTAATCACCAGTCTCAAGATTGCGGCGAGTGGACAGTTCTTTGCCAGTCCCTTCTTCATAAAAGGCTTCGCTTATCGGGCCTTCCTTGCGCGAAGCAGTACCGCCCTCTTCATCACGGACAGCACTGAACGGATCGACATCGTCACCCTGGTATGGGTTTAAACCACCATCATTGAAGCGAGCCTTGCGCTTTTTCATACCATCTTCCCCCGGGTCTTGCCCTTCTTGCAGCATCCATCTGCCGCACGGGTATAGCCGCCAGAAGCCAACTTCTTCTTGTAGACCTTCTCTTCGCGCTTTTGCATCCCAACCTCTTCACCGGGCACCGGCTCAAGGACAGGGTTGAGCATCCGGCGGTCGCCTGGACGCAGGTCTTTGGCGGAACCAATGACCATCTTGTCCATGCGTTTGGCACGGCTCATGGGGCCCGGTGCGCCTTCGTCCGGCATGGGTGGCATACCCATCTCAGCGCGATAGATGCGGTCTTGCATTTCAGCACTTCCCGGCTTTGCCGCCCATAGCCATCTTCACCTGCATGCCGCGGGTTTTGCCACGCTGGGCGCAACCATCAGCCTGCTTGTGACCAGCAGCCAGACCGCCTGCGGCCATCTTGACTTCCATGCCACGGGTCTTGCCCTTCTTGGCAATCCCATCGGCTTGCTTGTGACCGGCAGACAAGCCACCCATAGCCATCTTCTTCATGCCCTTGGCCTCGGCCATCTCATGCTTGATCATGGACTTGGGAGCGCCCTTCTTCTTCATAAAGGCCAACTCTTTACCAATCATCTTCTTGGATTCCATCTCGCCACCTCCGGCAAATTTGCGGCCCTTGTCGGCCTTCAAGAACTCTTCTCCCACGGACTGTGGGACGCCTGCTTTCTTGGCGAACTTTGGGTTTGAGGCCACCGCCGCCATGAATCTGTGCTGTTTTCCGCTAACCGAGGGCACTTCTTTGCTCCTTGATAAAAGCATCCAACTTGCCCTCAAGTCGGTCAAGTCTGTCCAACACCCGATTGATGTCGTGATGTACATCCACCTTCGTGACGTACTCCTTGGCGACCTCTTCGCGGGTGCGGTTCAAAAGAATCTGAACGCGCTGTAGTTCGTCCCAATTGGTCTTGATGATCCACATGATCACCGCCGACACAAATGAGAGAACTACATTCCAAAGCAGCATCTCCATCTCAACAGTTCCATGCGCGCAGGGATTTGTTAATCCTCGAATTCGGATCGCTTGCGGTCTTTGCGCTCGTCAACTTCTTTTTCATGCCTTTCATACGGGCGCAGAAAGAGTCTCGGCGTGGACCGCCCTCCGGTTGAGGGGGTTTCAGTCCCGGCTTCCCTGGATTCGCGGCGTTGTAGGAGGCTCGCCCCTTGGCGTTCAAGCCGCCCTTGGGGTTCTTTCCTTCCGAACGCTGCCATGCCGGGGTCTTAGCCATAGAACACCGTTGCAGCAGTGCCGGTGCCGTTGGTCACATAGATGCCAGTCTGAGCAAGGATGCCCTCGCCAGGAAACAGCATGTACAGCGATCCTGCGGCGGCAGCCGGTGTAAACGAAAACAGCGTAGCCCCACCGTTACCGTCCGTGATCGAGATGTTCCCGGCAGCAGAGGTATAGGTCAGTGCAAGTGCCTTGATACGAGCACGGTAAGTGGTGACTTCCGTACTTGCAGCAGCACCGGCTGTGCCCGATTTAACGTCGGTTTGCATCATGGCGATGCCCCCTTATTAGGCAAGCAGGCCGAGATTCTTGAGCGCCGCAACGACTTGACCCATCGTGTAGCCGCCAAACGTGGCCGTGTCATTGCTGATGCCGCTGGTGTTAGCAACAAAAGCAGCAGCCGTCACAGCGGTCGTGGGCTGAACAATCTTGGTCGCGCCATAGAAACCGATGGTGTCAGCAGCCGCGCTGCCAATGCCCGCGTTGCCGGTGACTTCTACATTGTTAAACGTCGAGGTGCCAGTGGTAGCGGTGACGTTGCCAGTGATTGCGCCAACAAAACCGTTGGTCGAAGTAACTGGGCCCGAGAAGGTAGTGGAAGCCATGCTTCAATTCCTCAAATTGCGCTTGCTGTCTGTGAGGTCAGTCCGCCAAGCCGGTCAGCAAGCAGGTTGGAAATCTTGGGACTGACGAGTTTATACACCCACTCCAAGAAAAAGAAAAGGGGGGAACCCTTGCGGATTTCCCCCCATCAAGGTCGCAATGTGCGACGCCCTCAATCAAGCACCGGGCGATCCGAAGATGCCCAGAGGATCGGACACACCGAACGAATAACGCTCGCGGGCCTTGTAACGGGCATTCCCGGTGTCGAAGTCTCCGTCCATCGACGTGCTCATGGGAGTACGGATGAAGTGCTTCAGACCGTTGGGCACGTCCGTGGTCAGGAACCAAGCGTTCGTGTCGGTCAACCAGTGGTTGATCGTGTAGCCCTCGGGGATCGAACCGTTGTTCTTCAGCGCGTTGATGTCGTTGTCGGCGGTCGCCACGCGGAGTTCAGTCTCCAGCAGACGGGTCGCAACGAATTGCAGTGAAGGCGGAACGATCAGTTTCCGGGGCTTGGCAGCGATCAGCAGACCACGCTCGTCCGTCCACGCTGCGATCTGGATCACGGCGTTTTCAAGGGACGTTTCGTTGAGGTCAGCACCCACGGTCGGGCGGTTGCTGTTGGTGCCACCAGAGATCAGCGGATGCGCCGTCGAGAACAGGCTCACGCCGTCGCCATAGGTGACGCCGGAGTTGAAGCCTTGGTTCAGGATGGCCGCAGCCTTGACCTGCTTGGTGTAAGCCATAGCACGGGCCAGAGCCTTGGTGTAACGGGCCGACAGAGAGTCGTACAGGTTGTCTTCCATCGCCTCTTCGGTGATGGAGAAACCCATAGCGATGGTCTCGTGGTTGTACCGTGCAGTCCAGGCTTCTTGCGCGTTGTCATACGCAATGGCTTGGCCTTCAGGCTTAACCGGGGCGGCAGAGAAACCAGCCAGTTTGGTTTCTTCTTCGAACGAACGCTCGGAAGTCTCGGTTTCGTAGATTTCCTTGTGTTCTTCGCCGTAACGCTTGTACTCCATGCCAAACAGGGCGTTCAGACCCGGCAGGAGTTCCTTCAGTAGTTGGGCACGAGAAATTGCCATTTTGAATTACTCCTTAAATGCCGGTGGAGTTCTGGTACGAGTGGTAACCCTGGTTCCACTTAACCAACACCTCGGGGTAGCCCACGAAGGTCAGAGCAGAATCAGCGGCCAGCGTGATCGCGCTCGACACCGTAAGGGTCGTCGTGTTCACGTTCGTCACCGTGATGAAGTTACCGGCCAGAGAGCCAGTGCCTGTGGCGCAAATCAACTGCATACCGGCTTGCAGGCCAGTCACAGCGGCGGTCAGCGTCACCGTGGTCGAGGAACCAGAGGTGCTGCCGGTGCCCGACAGGGTCACAGCAGTCTCGGGCACAACTCCCACAACGCGGAAGGGACGAGCGCCCGTGATGGCAACGTTACCGGTGCCATTGGAGGGAGCCGAGCCCGACACGCCCATTGCGGAGTTGCCGGTGGTGGTGCTGCCAGCGGTGCCGGTCACGCACAGAACGTTGTTGCCAACGAAACTTTGCGCGGCATAGCCAACGGTCGTAGCAGTGTTGCTAACGCCAGCAGAGGGCTGACCAATCATCACTGCCTTGAACACTGCGCGATCATCATCCACCACATAGGCCACGATGTCGTTTGCCAGGATACTACCGGGGTAGTACTGGGCAAATAACTTCTGACCCGTCGAGGGGTTGGTGTACGAGCAGCCGACAAACACGCCAATCTGACCATCCACAACAGAAGTGGTGGTAGACGTGGTCATGGATGTCAGAGTGATCGTGCCGTTCGCAATGAACTCCACGAGATCGCCGTTGAAAATGGCGGTGCCATAGTTCCGAGCAATCGGAATCTGGCGGATTGCACCAGCATAAGGTAGGCCGTTCAGTTCATTGATCGGCTTGAAACCGTATGCGGCGTCAACAGAGGGGTAAGCCATGTTGGACTCCTAAGATGATTTAACTGCGTCCAAACCTCACCTCAGAACGCCGCTCCTTGAAGACGGGCATCCGGGGATCGTTCTCGCGCATGAAGGCGTTGTCAACCGATTGCATCTGCCCATCAGTTTGACGCTGATAGTAAGAATTGCGTTGGTCAACAAACTCTTTGGGTGTTTTGCAAAGCAAGAGTCCACCGATCTCGATGCTATCTGGGAACCGGGGCTTTTCCCCAGTTGCCATGATCTGGACTTCGGGATGCTCAGAGGCTTTTACAGGCTCCCAACCTTCGCGGAGTTTTGCGGAAACATGGCCTGGATCGGCAGTACCCAGGGTACTTACGCGAATCCAGCGGAATTCGTAGCCGTCCTCAGGATTGGGGCTCGGCAGCAGTTCAGGGGGCATCCACTGCTTGGGACGCTCCATCTTTGCTCTGGTATCCAATTCACGGGGGGTACGTTCAGCCATTTTGTTTCCTCATTTCTTCCGCAACCGCACGGGCGTACTGTTCATTCGTCAGTCCGAGCCGCTTGGCGATGTTTACTTGGGACTTGGTCAGCACGATCTTTTTGGGCGCTGTGCTTCGGGTCGCAGGTGCCACGACAGGCGATTTCTTTACCGGCTTCTCAGAGGGGAACGCATCTGGGAAGACCTGCCGCATCCGGTTATTGATGCGGTCATAGTATTCATCGCTGGTTGGACTTACCCCACTTTCCACAAGTTTTCGATGAACCGTCAGTGCAAGGGCGGTCATTTCGTCGTCTGTACCAAACCACGGATTGGCTTCTTGCCACGCAGAGGCTCTGGGATCGACGGTAACCTGCTCTTGCTGAACTGGTTGTGGTGCGGGTTGTACCGCAGGTTTTTCCTGTTGTAAAGGGGCGGGCTTGAAATTGTTTACCCGGTCTGCCTTGATTTTTGCTGCCGTGAGTTCTTCTTGGGCCGCAACAAGGGCATCTGCATCCCCAGATTCATAGGCTTCCTTGTATTTGCGCTTGGCCTCGGACAGTTCTCCTTCAACAACTTTCTTGGCTTGCTCCAAGAGTACCTGCTGGGTCTGGCCCTGCGAACTCTGGAGTTTCTTGTTCTCCTCCATGAGTTGCTGGGCAAGTCGAATTGCTTCTTCTCGCTCACGGAAAGCAGCCTCTTTTGCCCGGCGCTCTTCGTGATAACCCTTAGAGAAGTGCTGAATCCGCTTCTTGACCCCGTCTGAATACTGGGCCAATTCATCATCAGTAACCTCCGCGGGAGGTTCCTTCATGGGTTGACGGTCGCGGTCCTCCGGCGGGGTATCGTCCACCACCTCAATCTCGGACTCGCCTTCGACTTCAAAGTCGATCTCGTCTTGCTTCTTTTCCTCGGCTTTCTGGTCCGGGAACTTAAACTCTTCTTGATCCAAAGGCATGTGATCCTCCTTTAAACGCGAGAGATGCCACGCGGGTCTTGCACCACGGCTTCGACGCTGTCATCGTTGATGATGCGGAACTCCCTGCCGTGAATCTTCACGCGGGTGCCCGTGTTGGGCCGCACCAGAACGAAGTCTCCAGGTTTACACGATGGTCCGCTGGGGAAACGGGACTTATCACCGTAAGCGTCCGGCCCCATCTTCATCACGAAGAGGACGGGGGACATGACTTCTTCGAAATAGACCGTCTTGTCTGCCTTGACGATGCCGCTCTCGTATTCCCTTTCAATCTCTGGCAGCGCACAGAGCAGGTGGTAGGTCGAGGGATCGGGAAGTTGCTTGGCCTTTTCCTCTGCCGTCTCGGGCAGGGTGGTCGGCACCGCGTCTTCTCCGGTACTCAGGAGGATTTCACTCATCTTCGTTTTGCTCCATCTTTCGCACGAGGTCGGTGATAAACATGTGTGCGGTAGAGAGACCCCGGACCTCTCCGCACATGCTGCGGTACTCGGCATAGTCCCGAGCACCACCATCTATAAGGGCTCGGGCGATGGATTCCCGAGTGTCCTCAATGTCTTTCAATACCACGGAAAACGCAGTGGTTGCCATTTAAACCTCACTGTTTTGGAATGCCCGGCTTCGGGCGGGGCTTCATCACCGTCTTGAGCATGTCAGCCCGCATCTTCTTGTCTGCCTGACGGTTCTGATTTGCCAGACGGGCTTGCTCTTTCTGGGCTTCAACTGCCAGCCGCTCCCGCTCCAGGTTGATCTTTTCCTGGGCGATGGCGAAGTCTCTCTGGCTGTCCTGCTCCTTGCGTTGCAGTTCCTGAGCCCGGAGTTGCAGTTCTGCCTGCGCCATCTGGAGTTGCGGGTTCTGCGCCATCTGCTGGGCCTGGGCTTGTTGAGCCTTGCCCATGTTGCTTTGGAGCAACTGCTGCGCGGCTTGAGCGACCAGACGGGAAATCTGCACCTCAGTCTGCTCATCCAACTCAGCATCGGGGGCGGTCAGCGGAACACCAAGTTGTTCCTCAACCTGCTGGCGGTACGCAAAGGCCATGTGCTCCGCGACGTGAGCCATGATGGCTGCGCCCATCTGTTGGGCCATCGGAGACTGACCGATCATCTGAGCCACCATCGGGTCTTGCAGCAGCGCCATGTGGGTGGCGATGTGGGCCTGATGATCCTGGTAGATAAACGCCTTGGTCGGTTTTCCTGTCAGGAAAGACATGTTCTCCGACACCGGGTCGCGCGGCTTTTGATCGCCCTCGACCGGCACCAACTTCTCCGCGTTCTTGATTCCAAGAACTTCCAACATCTGCCTGTGGAGATGGGGCAGGTCGTAGATTTGAGGGGCACCTTGGGCCAACTGGAGAGCGGCTTGGTACTGCATGATCCGCTGCGCCATCGTGGCGGCGTTGGGATCAGAGACCGGAATGACTTCGACGATGTCGTAGTCGGCCTGCTTGGCTGCTCTGTTTCCTCCCACGGGGATGTAGGAGTAATCCGGCGGCATGTAGTCCCGGATGATCTGCTTGAGCAGTTTAAACTCCATCTTCAGGCTTGCATGCACGCGAGCCTGGACGGCAGACATCGTCTTGAGTTGACGCTCCAAGAGAGCCAGGGTTGTCCCGACGGGAGCCTGGGCAGACATATCGCTGAACTTCAGATCACCGATAGCAGCAAGGCGTCTGCCTTCATCAGTGATCTTGTCAAGGAGAGCGGCCAGAACCTGACTCGGCTCCTTGTACGGGAGCGGCATGATGTTGTCACGCAGCGCCCCGGAGGGGATGTCTACATCTCGGAACTCACCTGGGGCGATAGGCGTGTCGTCGCCCTTGACACGGAGACCTCTGGTCTTGAGACCTCCGGGGAGGTTGCTGAGGGTTCCCGCATCGACCAACTGGCGAATAATTGCGGTCCCTGCACGAGCATAACCACCAATAATATGAATGAAGCCAAGGCCATAAGCACCAAAGCCAGGGATATAAGTGTACTGAACAAAGTGCTGTCGCTTGAGGTGTCGTCGGTCGGACTCATCCCAGTTCCGTCGTATAGATAGAACCGTTGCAGTACCTCGCTCGATGGTGATGACGTAGGGGAGGCCGATCCCCGTTTCTTCGCCTTCAGCATCCTTATCTTCATAGCCCTTCAGATTCCAATCGACGTGAATCTCAAGCACCTGATACCGATCATCATCGGTAAGGGTGTAGCCCTGCTCCTCTGCCTTCTTCTTCTCGATGTCCGTGAAGATTCTGACCGGCTCACCCAGTTCGGTGTGACGGTAAAAGCCCGCGGCCATCAACTTGTTTAGATCGTTCTCCGTCTTACGCATGACGTGCGTGACGCGCTCTGCCGTGTAAACGTTGGCAGCGCCGTAGGGAATGATCATGTCTTCTGCCTGGATGTAAGCAGCGATCTGTCTTCCCAGGCTTGGATCAAAGTAGACCTTTTTAAACGCTGCTCCGGCCAGACCGAGGGAGTACAGCAGCCGCTCGTGCTCCGGGCGGTACTCGATCATCTCGTCGGTTAAACGGTAGTTCATGTCATCCCGGACACGCTCCGCCGCCTCTTCGTTCTTCTTGGTGACCTCTCCGATGATCTGGGTCTTGACCGGCCCCTGGGCGGGGAAGGTCTCGGTGATCATCTCGGACTGAAAGCGGATGGCGGCTTCGGTCAGGATGGGGCTGTAAACGCCACAGGCTCCAAGCCAGGGTTCTGCCCGCTCTTCGTATTTCATGCCCAGGACTTCAAGGCCCTTGACATACATGTCTGCCCAGTCTTTTCGACTGTTGATGTCCGCGTCTACCAGACCAATCAGGTCGGATGCCAGACCCTGAAGGTCTCCCTCGTCCATGTACTCGGCGAGGTTGGCATCAAAGTCTTCCGCCGTTTCTCGACCGGGCTCCAGTTCAATCTCTACCCCGTCAATTCCGATCTTGACTGATTCGGGGTCTTCGATTTCAATCTCAACCATCGGTTCATCTCCCATCTCTTCTGGGAGAAGGGGAACCATTGCGGGGTCGATATTGGTTGCCATATTGGTCCTCAATAGTACGCAACCCTACGGGGCTGCACAGGGTAATCTTTCTCATCACTGTCGATGGTGATGAAGCCGCCTTGCCTGAATCTCATCAGGGCTTGGGATGAGGAGTCCACAAGGTCGTCGTGATCCCCGTTTGGGAATGAAGCCATTTCTTCTTCAACTTCCTCTGCCCACCTCTTTTCCGGTCGCCATACTACCCCGGAAGCAAACAAATCGCTAATGGAATTGACCCGCGCGATCTTGTCCTGCCCCTTGTATGGGGTGTATTCAGACAAAGGAATGCCCGACTTCCTCAACTCATAGATCAAAGGGGCCCCCGCGGCCCTCTTTTCAATGATCAGGGTGTCGGGGTTCCACTCCTTCCACATCTCCACGGCCTTGTCTTTGAGGTCCGGGAACTCCATCCGGTCCTTGAAGGCGTCCAAAAGGATGATGTTGGGCTTCATGTCCCCGTGTTTGTCCTCCCGGTAGAAGACCCCCCAGGTCGTACAGGCTGAATAGTCTGCCCGGTTGTGCTTTTCGAAGGCCGTATCCCAGGATTGGATGACGTACTCGCAGGACGGGGGGTCCTCGTCGTGCCAAATCTGCCAGTACTCGCGCTTGATGATCGCGCCTTCCTCGGAAGTGGGGTTTTGTTGGTACTGGGCCTCCCACTTCCCGACCGGAATCTCGGCCTTGATGGCCTCCAACTCCTCTTTTTTCCAAAATCCGGGCCAAAGAGGGTTCCCGGACGGAAGAATCGCTGGAAATTCAATGACTTCCCAGTCATCTGTCCCATCTTTTCCTGAATTTTTGAGAATCTGCCCCGTCAGATCGCGCTTTGCCCACCGGGTCATCACGATGATGATGGCTCCTCCGGGCTGTAAACGCTGGCGCGGGCCGGACGTGTACCACTCATACACCCCGTCGTAGACCTCGGGCTTGTTTTGCTTGGCTTCCTGCTCCGAATGGGGGTCATCAATGATCAGGATGTCGGCACCCTTACCCGTCACCGCACCCCCGACACCGATAGCAAAGTAATCCCCGCCCTGCTCCGTGTTCCAACGGCCTGCTGCCTTGGAATCAGTGGAGAGTTTTGTCTGGAAAACCTTCTGGTAGTGGTCCGACTGGACCAAGTTACGGACCTTGCGTCCGAATCCAACTGCCAGTTCAGCGGTGTGGGCGGTCTGGATGATCTTCTTCTGGGGGAACCGCCCCAGAAACCACGCCGGGAGCAGGTAAGAGGCGAATTCCGACTTGGTATGGCGGGGCGGCATGTTGATGATCAGCCGTTTAAGTTCTCCCCTGGCAACTCTCTCAAAGGCATCTGCCATGATCTTGTGATGCCGGCCAGAAATAAACACAGGCCACATCTGCTGTACAAAGAACAGGAAGGACTCCTGACACCTCTGTACACGATCAAACTCCAGAAGTTGCTTGATCTTGACCCTCTCCTTCTCAGGAACCTTGTCCACCACGGACAGGTACTGAGACACCTCCTGCTGAGACAACAGGCTCACTCGGAGTACCTCGTGATACAAAACCTGCGGTTTTTTCTCATAGAGAAGCAACATCCTTGACGGAACGGTCTACAACCTTGATGGCGTAGAACTTACGGGGTTTCTTCTCCAGATGCCCCTCCTCCTCAAGCCTCGTCACGATACGGTGCATGTTGGCCCTGGACTTCAACCCCAAACTCTGGGCCATCACGGCGTAAGACGGAGACACCCCGTGAATCCTCAGGTACGCCCTGATAAACCTCAAGACCTTCTCCCACTGGGGAGTCATCTTCTGCCTGGGTCTCATCCCTTCTCCTTCATCTCAACCAAAGCCTCCTGAATCTCCCAAATCCACTTCGCAGCGTCCTTGGACTTCTCCAGAGCCTTCTCATACTTCTTATCCAAAACAGCGTCGTGCAAGTCCTTCAAAGCACGTTCTGCCATCATCGTCGGGTGGGCGTAGTCTTTAATCATGTCCGGATTTAAACAGAAACACTCGTTCGTGTAAACTCTTTTCCAAAATTTATATACCCCCCGGGGGTGGGCGATTGGCGGGACAAGGGGGGGTTTCCAGGAAAAGATGTTTGGGAGAGTGGATTTGAGCGTAGACGGACGGAGGGTGGTCACTTGCGCACAGCGGGGGGTGCCACCACGGTGGGGTCACGCCTGCCCGGCTCCGCGTTTACACGCGCCCGCGGCCACCACGCTGTAGCCCGCGCCAGTGCTCGCTCTCCCGAGACCAGTACCCCCCTCTCTGCGCTCATGCCTTCTTCTGCGCAGTGCTCAGGAGGCGCAGGTGTCCCGCGAGTTCCTTGCGTAGTTGCTCCGCGGTGACGGGTGCCTGCTTCTGCTCAACGGTGTCCCGGAACATCCCCGCGGTTCTGCCCAGGAGTTCCAGTGCGCGTATGCGTGAGCCTTCCTGCTTCGCTCCTCTGCTCAATGCCACCAATGCCCTTCCCACATACCTGCGTGTGGCTTGTATGTCATCTGCCAGTGCTTCCTGGGTCTCTTCCCATCCTGCTTCGACCATCCTTTTGATTCTGGGGTCCTTCATCAGTCTGGTGGCCGCGGCACCGATGGTTGATGTTTGGGCGTTGGTGTTGTTGTAGGCATCCCTGTATGCCTGGACTCTTGATTTCCCTTCTATGACTCCCTGTGCGAAGGCTATCTGGGCCTTTGTGAGTGGTCTGCTCTTCCCTTCTGCTATCCCTACCACTTGTCCATCTGGTCTTACTGGTGGACTCTCTGCGGCAACTGCGGCCTGTTCGGCTTCGCCTATGTCCTGCCCGTCTTCTGCTAGTGCCGCCAGACGCGCGGCGATAGTCTCATCGAGCGCGGCCTGATCAACCTCCCGCTCCGCATCGTCTCCGGCCTCTTCCAACATCCGCTCGTAATCGTCCTTCAGTACCCTGGTCATGGTCTTACCCCTTTCACCTGTACAGAACCCCATACTGTATGGGCGTCCAGCCTGTTCGCATTCTGCGGTGTAAACGCCCCCGCCGTCAACCCACCTGTGGATAACTCTGGGGATAACCTGTGGACAAGCCTGTGGATAACTTGGTTAGTGCTTGCTCACAAAAACCTGTGGATAACCTGTGCAAATGTGGCAGTCCCTGGACATTTCTGGGCAACCCATACCAAGGCACCACCCGACACTTATCCACAGCCTCAGTGCCACATATCCACAGCCTTATCCACAGTTTTGGTTAGTCCGCACTAACCCCCTGGCAGGGCCACTATATAGAAATGTCTCCCGCCCCGGCCTGGACATATCCCCAGCCTGTACATCCATCCAGTACTGGATAAATACCCATTAGGGTAAGCGATAGTACGATAGTACTTGCGTTTACACCCGGACTAGTGCCATACTGCGTTTACCGCATCGAGAGATGCATCAACCCGGAGACCACCATGTTCCACATTCCCGCTCACAAGAACACCCAGAACCCTCCCGCGCAGTTCACCCCGACCAACCGTTAATCAGGAGCCCATCATGGCAAAACTCACAGTCTGGATCGCCGAGCAATCGGATGACCACCCCGCCTACAACATCGTGGCCCGCACCAAGAAGGATGCCCTGCGTCAGATAGCCGAGCGTCCCTCGACCGACTTCGAGGCCCCCCGCAAGGTGGAAATCTTCTACCGTGACGCCTTTGACCTGTATGAGTTGGTCACTGGCGAGAGTGGTGGCAGGTCAATGTTCTGACCCCCACCCCGCTACAGATCGTAGCGGTCTGCCCCGGCGGCAGACCAGTGCGATCCCCGCACCAACCTAGGAGACCCATCATGCGAGCACCCATCCGACATATCGCCACCTTCAACGGCCCCGTGTTTGAAGCCTCGGTTTTCTTCCGGGCAGGCCAGGGCTACGAGGTGGTGGTGTTCCAGGGCACCAAGCGAGTCGAGATCATCGACTCATTCTGGGCCGATAGCGAGGCCCTGAGCGCGGCCCTCACAGTCGCCGAGAACCAAGCAAAGCGCACCCACTGACCCGTTTACACAGGAGACCCAACATGGAAACCATTCACCTTGAACAGCGTCTGTCCCACCGCTATGTGGACACCTACAGCCACTTGGATGAGTGGCGTGATGTTGGCACCGCCCGCCTGACCCCGCCCAAACTGGTGCGCGAGGGCAACGGGCTCGATGACGGCGGCACCTACCTTCGGTGGGCCACCATCCCCCGCGGGCAGAACCGCGCCCTGTCTGCCATCGCCCTTGAGGATGCACTGACCCGCGTGGGATGTTCCCATGAGTGGGACTGCTGTGGCTGTGAGTCCATCCGCACCCGCATCCTGCACCGCAAGGGTCGGCGGTTCGCCCTTGTCACCACCGTTGGCTACAACTATTGAACCACCCCGTTTACACAGGAGACCCACCATGAGCATGATCTACTCTGTCGGCCCAGACCGCACCACCCCCGCCTCGGACATCGTCACCCGTGACGGCATCCGGTACATCAAGCGCACCGCAGTGGCCTTCAACGGCCCCTGCATCGTGACCGCCCCGGCTGATGACTGGTTTGGGGGGGAGGACTCACGGTCCTACCGCTCCCGCCTGCTCGACTCCCCCACCTGGGGCAGGCTGATGGCTGTGGCGGAGAGTCAGCAGAAGGCCACCCGCGACTTCCATCACGCCTTCCTGGAGGGTGCCTACCCAGTGGGCACCGAGACCCACAAGGGCCAGACCGTGACCGTCCTGCGCCTGATCCTGGGGTCCTGACCATGATCGAACTCAGGCAGACCCTTGGCAAGGCCGCGCTGTACAGGCGTGAGACCTACAACCACCGCACCACCCCGCTCATCGAGTGGGTGGTCAAGGTGGGAGACCGGATCGTCCGGGAGTGCGCCACCCGCAGGGAAGCCCTGACTTGGCTCGCCATCTACAGGGACTGACCCGCCCGCAATACCCGACCAATCTGTAGGGACTAGCCCTGTTCAAACGCAGACACTAGTCCTACACTGCACCCGTACCGTTCGCACTTAAACGAGGATCAACATGAACACCACCGCCCTGTACCCCACCCGTGAAGAGTGGCTCCTTGCCGCCATCGATGAAGTTCGCCCCCTGTTCGATGCAGTGGGCCACCCGCTGACCGACCGCATCCGGGTCGCCTGCGGGTTCCCCTCCACCGCCTCCCGCTCCGGTGCTGTGGGCCAGTGCTTCGCCTCCGCCGCCTCCGCGGATCAGCACTACGAAGTGATGGTCTCCCCCGTGTTGGATGACCCCCGCGAGGTGATGCAGGTCCTGGTCCATGAACTGGTCCATACCCTGCCCGGGTGCATGAATCACGGGATTACCTTCCAGACCGCGGCCTCCCAGGTCTTCCTGGCCCCCGGCTCTGCCAAGGGTTGGAAGGCCACCACCCACGCCCCCGGCTTCGATGCCGCCTACGCATCGATCCTCCAGGGCCTGGGTGCCTACCCTCACGCCCACCTGACCCTCGGGCAGACCAAGAAGCAAGGCACCCGCCTGCTCAAGGCTGTGTGCCCCTGCTGTGGTTACACCATCCGCGTGACCAAGGTCTGGGCAGACAAGGGTCTCCCGGTCTGCTCCCTCGATAACACCCAGATGACCCTGGCTTGAAGATAGTACCCACCCTTCTCCGGAGATTTAAACAATGAACGCACTCAACGCCGCCCAACTCTCAGTCCGACTCAGCACCATGAGCGGCATCGATCTCGCCGCCGCGGTGGCGGGATTGGTGGGGAGCACCCCATCTGCCAATAAGGCCGAGAACATCAAGGCCCTGCGCGAGGCGATCCTGGCGAACAGCATCACCCTCGCCCAGGTCTCTGCCTTCAACGGCACCCCTGCCCCGGTAGCCGCACCCTCCACCCCCGCGGTGGATACGGCGGTCGCCGCCGCCGCAGGCCGTGCCGAGTCGGTTGCACTGGAGGCCAAGGGCCTCGCCGACACAGCGCACGAGGCCATCTACAAGGTGCGGGTGGATGTTGCCAAGATGACCGAGGGCCTGAGCAAGGTGCAGGCCGATCTGTCTGCCGTGCTCAGTACCAAGGGCCAGAAGGCCGCGGTGGACCGCGCTATCGCCAAACAGGTGGCAGAGGCATTCGGCCCGCTCCGCGCCGCCGCCGAGGCCAACCAGACCCAGGCCGCGGTGGTCACCGCCAGTGCCGCGCCCGCGGGTCAGGACACAGCCCTGGCTGTGTTTGGGGTCGATGTCCGCGACATCCAGGGCAACCCCGTCATGGTTGACCTGTGGAACAGCCCGGACGCACCTGCCGTGGATGAGACCTTCATCTGGACCGAGGCCAACCTCGCCCCCCTGCTGACCGCCCAGGCCATCCGCGCCAATGTGTGGATGGGCGGCGAGAAGGGCACGGGCAAGACCGAGACCGCCCGCCAGTTCGCCGCCCGCACAGGCCGTGCGTTTACACGCATCAACTTCCACAAGTTCACCACCGTGGAGGAGTTCATCGGTGCCCAGGGCCTGACCAGTGGGTCCACTGGGTTTGTCCCTGGCCCCTTCCTGCGGTCCTACTGCTCCACGCCCGGGTCCATCACCCTTTGTGATGAGATCACCAACTGCGACCCCGGCGAGTTGGCCTACCTCAATGGCCTGCTCGAACCCAGTGGGCGTGTAAACATCGGTGGCTCGGTCTGGACCTCTGCCCCTGGTGCCCTGTGCTTTGTGGCTGACAACACGGGCGGGAACGGCGATACCTCGGGCCGCTATGTGGGCACCCGGGTGATGAACCCCGCCCTGTTGGATCGGTTCGCCCTCAAGGTGCCGTTCACCTTCCTGCCCCTGGACAAGGAGATCGAGGCGGTGGTCAAGCACACAGGTTGCAAACCCGCCCTGGCAACCCTCGCCATGCGGGTGGTCACCACCGCCCGCGCCAAGGTCCAGACCGGGGAGGTGATCGATGCCCCCTCGATTCGGCAGGTCATGGCCTGGGTCCGCGCCATGCCAACCCTGGGAGTGCGCCGTGCCTGGGACCTGACTGTGGCGGCATCCCAACCCGCCGAGTCCACCCTCGCCATCGAGGCCATCTTCCTGGCCGAGGTGAACCTCAGTGAGATGGCCCAGGCCATGTAATAGCGGGCGGGGTGTTGACGCACTAGCACCCCGCAAGATATAATCTGTTCGTACTAACCGGAGATCGTCATGCACCAGGATTCATTCATCGTAGGTCTGTCCCGCCGCCCCTTTGTGTACGGGTGGGAACTGCGCCGCGCTATCGCCACCCTGGCGCACAGCCTGCGCCCCCTGATGCCCACCTATATCGTCCTGCGGATCGAGTGGGAGGACATCCAGACTGCCCGTGTAAACAGGACAGGCCGTATGCAACTCGCCGCGGTCAAGGATGACGCCAAGGTCAGCCGCGCCCTGTTCCTGCGCTATGTCGGTTTCGTAATCCACGAGGCCCTGCACCTGCTGTATACCGACTTCCGGGTCAACTCCCCCCTGCCCTATATCGCGCAACTCCACAATGCTGTGGAGGACATCTGGATCGAGCGCAAGGGCATTGCCGCCAAGGTCACGGGCAATATCGAGTCAGTGCTCACCGACCTGATCAACCAGATGGTGGACGAGGCCGTGGACCATGTACAGGATTGGGCTGACCCCCGCCAGTACCCCTTCGCCCTGGCGATCTATGGTCGGCGGTACTCCCGCAATGTGCCCCTGGCACAGGGCCTGGAGCCCATCTTCGCGGAAGCCTCACGCCGCATTGACAAGGCCCGCTCCTCTGGCGATACCTTGAAGATCGCCCACTGGGTTTACGAGCAACTCCAGAACATCGACAACCCCCAGGACAACCCCCAAGACAACCCCGGGCAGGACGGTGATCAGGGTGGTGATCAGGACGGCGAGCAGGGCAAGTCCCAGGGCAAGGCGGGCCCTGCCCGCAAGGCGCACGGTGAGATGATGCCCGCCGATGTCGAGCCCTCGGTCACCATCGAGGGTGATATGCGCGGCGGCGTCTCTGCCAGTGGCGATGTCGGCGAGGATCAGGTGCACCTGCACACTGAAGCAATCCGCGATATTGCTGTGTCTGTGCCCGCCCGCCTGCGCTACGAGGTGCGCCGCCTGTTCGACAATTCCGGTCATACCCTGTTTACACCGGGACGCCGTTCGGGTTCGCTCAATGTCCGGGCCCTGCACCGCGGCGATGACCGCCTGTTCCAACGCCGCGATGATGTCGATGGCATCGACTCTGCCGTCAGCATCCTGATCGACTGCTCAGGTTCGATGGGCAACCTGATGCACAACGCCTGCTCGGTGGCCTATGCACTGGCAGATTCCCTGATCAACGCCGAGGTGCAGGTCGAGGTGGTCACCTTCGGGACCAGGGCATCCCGCCTCATCCCCTGGACGACCAATCGCAACAAGGTCCGCGCCGCACTGAATCGCCTGGACTACGGCGGCGGCACCAATGACCGCGGTGCTATGCGTATGGCCCTGGAGTCCCTGCTAGTCCGACCGGAGGCGCGGCGCGTGATCTTCGTGCTGACCGATGGTCGCGGGTTTGTGGCTGATGTCCGCGGTCTGTGCGCCTCTGCCAAGGCCCTGGGCATCACCGTGATCGGGGTTGGTATCCAGACCGATGTCAGCGATGTCTACCCGCAGTCAATCGCCATCCACGACATCAGCAAGTTGGGTGAGGCTGTGTTCACCCAGATCAAGTTGGCGGCGTGACCGCCCTTTCAACCAGGAGATTTAAACATGGATAAGACAGAAGCAATCGCCGCACTGGACCGTGCCACCACCCTGATCTACAACATCCCGGGGGACCAGTGGCAAATGGCCTACGAGATTTTGGAAGCACTGATCGCCAACTTGCGCTATGTCGCGGAAAGGAATGAAGCATGAAGACCTACAAGGCAACCATTTACGCATCCTATGAAATGGATGTCGAGGTCCTGGCAGATAGCCCGGAGCAGGCCCGTCAGTTGATGATGGAAATGTGGAATCCGGTCGAGGCCGACAACGAGTATTTTGAAGTCCACGATCTAACCGAAACCGAGGAGGTTTAAACATGAGCCAACTCCATACCCTGACTGCCCTGATTGGACGCGCCTACACCCTGGCGGTCGCCGCCTCGATGGGTGACCCGATTGATCAGGCAGATGCTGAAGAGGTGGCGGGGGAGACCGCCGAGTTCCTGGCCCACCTTGAGGGTGGTGCCACTATGGATGAGGATGCGGTTGATCCTGACCTGCGTGAACTGGCCCGTACCTTGAAAGGAATCGTATGAACAGCAATCAAGTCGAAGCCCTGCTATCCCGCCGTGTTGGCGTGAATGACAACGGCGATCCGGTCTGGATCATCTGGTCCGGTGACGAGCAAGGCAATCCGGTCACCGGATGGGAACCCGAGAAGGACCGCCGTCTGAACATCACGGTGGGGGTCGGTGCCTATCAGCACACAAGCCTAACCGTGAAGCAGGCCCGTGATCTGGCAATCAACATCTTGGACAAGGTGGGGGTATAAGTATGTGGAACCATCGATTGGTGCAGATCAATCACGGTCTGGATATGGAACCCTGGGTTGAGGTCAAGGAGACCTTCTACAACGCTGACGGGTCCATCATGGGATTCGGGGATGTCTGCCTGGGCACTGAGTACCCGGGCCAGATGGTTCCCCTGCTTCAGCGCATGATCGATGACATCACGCGCAACCCCGATGTACTGACCCTCGATATGGCGATCGGTTTCAAGGATTCTGAGGAGGCGGCATTTTGAACACGACCAACCATGTTGCTGACCTGTGCACCGTGCTTCAGACCATGATCAACGCCTATGCGGAGAAGCATGACGACTGCGATGTAAACGATGTGATGTCTGCCCTTGCTTCCATACTGGTGCAGTACTGCAAGGAATACGATGTCCCGCGCACTGAGTTGCTTCGCAACATGAGCGCGACCTTCGAGAGTGTCTACATCCTGGAGGCCGACAGTGGAACGACACACTGAGCACCGCATCCAGGCGGGCACCCTGATGGTTGCCTATGTCCTGACCTATCTCTTCGCCATCGTGGTTCTGTTTCTGGACATCTTTGTGTGGAGGCCCTGGTGATCTACGCTGTGACCCACCGAGACCCCACCTTCCTCAAGGAAGCATACAAACACCCCGACATCCAACTGGTCAACCATGAAAGGTTCATACCCCCCGGCAAGAAGTACATCACCTGGGACGGGGAGTGGAGACTGTGGAAGATGTTGCCCGAGCGGGTGCCGATCCCCCAGGGCAGATTCAATACACTGAATACAGCGATTTTCTATTTGATGCGGTGAGTGGTGCACAGTTGGCAATGACGGGGGCCTTGCAGATGTGAACCTGATTTCGCCTCCGGGTCTGTCTCTCACCGCAGGGAACGGACGGGCCCGGAATCCATACACCTAGAGGTTGGCTAGGAATCTGCATTACCAACCAAGAGGGGACCTTCGGGTCCCCTTTTCTTTGACCAGTGTTTCCCGATCCATGACCAGAGTTTCAGAGGCCATGACCAGAGTTTCTGTTTAAATGCTATGGGAGCAGCCGTCACCAGCAGCGGGGCAAACGGGGCAAGCGGGGCAAATTTAAACGGGCGGCTCAACGATTGGGGTCCACCCAATAAGATTTAAACGGGCGTCTCAACCCCTGAGGCTGCTTTTAGAATCGCACTCTAAGGTGCGATTCTAAAAGTCCCCGGTTAGCGATGCAACTCAGGCGGGTGCATTTAAACGCCCCAAAAACCGGCAATAAGTTTTGCGGCGGGGGTAAGAAATCTTACTGACGAAACTGACGAAACCCCCTCTGGTTGCGTTTAAATCAGAACTTGTCGAGGTCTTCCGAGTAGGTGCCCGCGGTCTTATTGAAGATCAGGGTGGTCTCCCCCTGTGTCCCCACCCACCGATAGCGGCACTTCCATACCGCAATCTCTACATGGTCGGTCTGCCTGTGGACCGTAATCCCGCAGTCGGCCTTTGCCCACCATGCCATCGAGCCTGAGATGGACATCCCGTCTGGCCTGGGCTGTTCTGTCCCGCTCCTTTGAATCTTGGACGGGTGAGCGATGAAGAAGGTATGGACCTCATGGCTCTTGCAGAACTTCTGGACCTTGGTCAGCATCTGGCTGATGGCATCTGTCTCGGTGGTATCCCTCCGATCCAGTTCGATGTAGTTGTAGGGGTCGATGACCAACCCCCGCACGCCCATGCGTTTAACCGCAACACGCGCCCTCTCCAGAATGCTGTCCAGCGTGTTGGGTTCCTCCCCGTTGGAATCGATAAAGAGGAAGTGCTCCTGCACCCATTTAAATGCCTGCTCCATTTGGGTGGGCGTCATGCGGCTGTTGCCCTCGAAGAAGCGCAGTCGGGTGTAAATCTCCATCAGGCGGGAGATGTGTATCTCGGGCTGATTCTCAAAGGAGCAGACCGCGAACTTCCAATCGTGATCCCTTGCGAGGTTGACCATGATCTGGTCCACGAAGTTGGACTTGCCCGATGAGGGGTAGCCCGTGACGATGCTCAACTGCCCCGGGGCGATGGTGTAAATGGTGTCCAGGGATTGGTAGCCCGTGCTGAACCCCTTCCCGGTGCCCTTGCTGAAGAGATCGTTTAGACGGTCAGCGTAGGTGTTGGCGTCCGACAGTCCCGCGATGGGGTACGGTTGCGCCGCGGCCAGGATGCCGTGGATGAGAGTAGTACCCTCCCGTGAGGGGTCGTTGAAGACTTCATTCAAGTCCTTGGCGTCGAACTTGGCTACGCGACATTTCTCTTTTCCGATGCGCCGTGCCAACTCCTCCGCAAGGGCCTGCCCCGGTGCATCCTGATCGGTTGCCAGAATGATGAAGGGGGCCTTCTCCAGGACCTCCCGAGCGTTCCAGACAAAGGCAAACTTCTTGTCTTCAGATGGCAGGACCTTCCCGTCTGCCACCTTCACGGGTGCCCCTCCGGGGACGGACAGGACATTGTCTACCCCCGCTTCGTGGAGGGTCAGTGCATCGATCTCCCCCTCAACGATAACGATGGGACGGTCAGGGATGATGTTGTCCAGACCGAAGAAGTCGTGGGCACCGCCTGATTCCTGCGTGAAGTCCTTATCGGGGAAGGATCGGTACTTCACCCCAACCAGGGCCCCGTTACGGAAGTACGGGAACCCGATACAGTCTGCCTCCTTGTTTAGACGGGCAAACCATTTTCGACCCGCAAACAACTTGAACTTGTCTGCTGTTTCCTTTGAGATGCCCCGCGCTTGCAAGTACTCGTAATGAGAACTCTGGAGGGCGTTCTCCAGAATCTGTGGTTGAGGGACTGCCGACAATTGGAACTCCTGTCTCTTCTCTGGTTGGACTGCCCCGTTTGCATCGCAATGGTGGCAATAAAACAAAACTGCCCCGTCTGGCTGCTTCGTCAGGGTCATCTCCTTTAAACGAGACTTCCGGCGCGAGGAAGAGCAGAAGGGGCAGACGATCCGGGCTGTGTCGCCCGGGAAGTCATCGAATTGAATCACTTCATTGATCCATCAGGATTGCGTTTGAAAGATCGATTCTTGGATGGGCTCTGGAGGCTGTAACCATCTTTGTTGGAGCCGCCCTTTGACAGGGCCTTCACATGGGCAACATCCTTGCCCTTGCGACTGACGCCCTTCTTGTCGATTGCTCGGCGGGCTCGTTGTCGCTCCATTCGATCCTCATGCTCCCCACGGGCCATTGCGGTCTTGTATTCCTGTTTGTAGTTCCTCTTGAGCATTGGCATGGTGGGTCTCCTGATCATCGAATCCTAGATGGTTTGGCCTGCCTGATCAATCTGGTTAATGCGACCTTAGGGAAAGACCGATCTCATCCAAGCAAGCCTTCAGGTCGTTTACAGACCGTCTGCCCATGTTGGGAAGCCGGAGCAGTCCCGACTCGGAATGCTTGAGGATGTCACCCACCGTGTGGATGTTCTCTGCCCTGAGGATGTTATGAAGCCGGACAGTGAAATGCATACTGTTGCACAGGGCACTGATGGGCATCCTGAGTTTTTCATCCTCGGTGGGAACATCCGGCAGGCAGATGCCATAGCAATCCATGATGGTGTCCGCGAAGGCCACAACCCTCTCGGAGTCCCAGGTCCTGCGACTGATGATGATGGTCTTGAGAAGGTCCAGTTCCTTCTCGGTCAGGTTCTTCCACCGCCCGGGCCGCATCATTTCTGCCCCTCCACCAGATCAATCCCGAGGAAGTAGCACTTGTCATTGACAAGGTCCACCAGACCTTCAGCGCCATCTTTCTCAATTGTCTCTGCCAACTTGATGCTGACATCCCGCCCGTGCTTCTCGATGATGAACTGCAACAGCACGCTGATGGCATGGCTTTCGTGGCCCTTCTCCTCCTGCAACTCTTCGATCTCTTCATCCAGTTTTTCTATCAGGGCCTCGTAGGC